AAATGAACCGCAATGTGCGCTTCATGATTCTGATCATTGAATGCCTTAATCGGTTTGCCAAATAACAGGGCCATATTTTCATCAACTGGATCCAAATGTGCTGCTTCAATAGGCTCAACCAGAATTTCATCAACATTCTGGATGCGTATTGCCTCATACATTCGTTTATAAGCCTCATACATATCGTGCAATTCTGGCGCAGAATTGGCCATCTGCAATATTGCTTGGGCTTGTGCTATGCGTTGGGTTGAACTAAAAATATTTGGATCTGAAACCGGGACCACATCAATACGTGCATCAAAATCTGTACTGTATAAAGTGTTGCTCACTCCAGAAGTAGCAAATTCTACTTCATCAGGAAGATGAATCGCATTAAGCGCAACCATGAGCTTAAATTCTTTTGCTTGAGCATTGTGCAATCGCTTGTGTATTGCGCTGAAAACTTTTGATCCTTGCTCAAGCAATGCAATTGTCGTGCCTACTGGCGCATTGTTATTGGCCTCTCCTACATTCAGATCGGCAATTGCGGCAAATCTTTGCCCGGTTTCAACGATGAATCCCAAGAGCTGGAAAAGTGTCGAGGAAGGCTCTTTGAATGGCAGAGACATGACAGCTTTTTTAACATCATCAACTGTCGCATCCAGATCAACGAATTCTCCAGGGGCAATGTTCATCTCGCCACCAGGAACACGACCTTTGAGCTTAAAACCACCTTGCATGTTTGAAAATGCTGCGGAATCAAGCAACGCTCGCAATGCTCCTGTGGCAACCTTGCCCAAACCACCGATGATATGATACAGGCCAAAGCCGTAAAATCCTAGGCCAGGAAGAAACTTGTACTCAATAAACCACTCACGCTTCTCCTGCTTTTCATCGTCTTCGTGCCAGTTGCGACGAATAGAAACAATTTTCTCAGAGTTCTGTTCAATTGTTATGACATATGGCAATGCAACTGCGTTGTCGTCTTTGGAATCTGCCCCATCAATATCATCGAACATATAATAAGTGTGCATTTCAAGAAGCACCACAGTCTTATTATCACGCTCTGCATCATAAGCAGAGATTCCTTCAATCTTTTCAACTGTGTTTGAATCTTCTAAATCCCCACTACTTGTGTAAGAATCAAGAGCCTCATAATATCCGGCTTTAACAAAACGATTGTAATCATTGCGTGCGAGCTTAATTATTTGAGTGTAGCGTGGAGATGTCTGAAGATCTGTGCTATCAGGGGAGACAATAAAATCTTCTGCCTGAACAAAACGTGCAGTCAATCGTTCTTTTGACGGATCATACCAAACTTTTTTGAAGGTCTGGCCAACCAAAGGAAGGTGGAAGAGCATCTTATCCAAGTCAGGAAAGAACTCTGGCATCTCCTCTGTGATCTGATAATTCATATATTCTTTGACACGTTTTGCCTGCTGCTCAAGTTCATCAGTGGCTTCACCAACGATGACTGTGCGCACTGGACCATCTGGCGGAAATAATTCGGCAATTGCACGTGCTTGAAACTGTGTGGCTGCTTCTGCAATCAAAGGATGAACAACTTGACTTAAACCACGGACGGCTCGGTTCTCTTCATCATCAACAAGATTTCCATCAATGTCAAGAGTCTTCAGGCCATCTTTATATCTCTGATCCCACTCAGCACGACCGGCTTTGTCTGATTCAAAGAAATCTATAAGTTCAGATGCTGCACTGCTTAATGCGCGGACACTTATTTGTTCAACTAGATTCTCGTCAAAGGAGCTGTCTAGTTCTTCATCCAAAGAATCAGGAGCTCCAACTAAAACATTACCATCAGACAATTCTTCAACTTGCAAGTCATCATCAGGAGTGCCTGAGGAAAATGGAATAATAGTAGAAGGATCTCTAGCCATACAGAACTACCTTTTGCTTTGGAGGTGTCGGTTCATCTTCCCAATCTTCAGAGTGTGTCAAGAACCAACCTTTTCTGAGCCTTAGCCAAGCTTGCGTGCAAGTATCAACTATGTCGTCATTTTTGCCAGCTGGAAAGGCTGCACAAATGCTTATTAAATCTTTAGCCCATTTTCGGTTGGAAGGAAACCAAATTCTTCCATCTTCAAGCAAAGCAGATGCTGCATGGGCACGAGCTTCTTTGTCTCTGTCTGGCATGTATTCAAGAACTGGGATTCCTGCCATTCGCAGATCCTGGATTAAACTTTGACCGCTGGCCTTTTTCTCTATGAGTACTGCATCTGGTTCATACTCTTTATAAGCATCTTGTGCCTCGCGACGCAGGTCAGGATAACTAACTCGATCATACCAGCAATCAATAGCAATAGCATTCCAGGCATTCTCTCGCCTAAACACGCCCCATGTTGTACGTGCAGAATAACTCGTACGTTCTTTGGTTGAATAAGCAGTGTCCCAAGACTGAATGACATATTCGATATCCGGCAACTTCTCCTGATCCCAAGCTCTCCACCACTTGCTCTTTAAAATTGTTCCGCCACGTGGCATCGGTCTCTGCTGCAATTGACCGGCTGCTGCATATTCTCCCAGAGATCTTTCCAAGTTCTCAAGCGTTTTTTCATCAACTCTCTCTGGCCAAAGAAGTTCTCCACGTTTTTTCCTTGGATCAACATTTTTCGCCACACCAGAAATTATTGAAGGGTGATCAGGTTCATAACGTGCTGGCAAACACAAATGGTGCCACTCATTGTGAACATCATTATTTAATATATGGCCTGTAAGATCTGCTTCATGAACTCGCTGCATAATTATAACGAATGAACCTGTCCTGGGATCATTAAGCCGAGTCTGCATGGCTTGGTCCCACCACTCCAGCACACCTTCCCGGACCACAGAGCTCTCTGCCTCGCGGACATTATGCGGATCATCAATGACTATTATATCTCCACCTTCCCCAGTCAGTGCTCCATCCACAGAGGTTGCTATTCGATAACCTGTTTTATCATTGTCATAGCGCTGCTTTTGGTTCTGGTCAGTGGTTAACTTAAATTTATCGCCAAAATGTTCCTTGTACCATCGCGAATCAATAAGGCGGCGAGATTTTACTGAATCACGAATGGAAAGAGAGTTGGCATAAGATGCAAAGAGGAACCGCTTGGAAGGATCACGAGTCCAAGTCCATGCAGGAAGACACACAGCTGCAGTAATTGATTTCATGTGGCGGGGAGGAATGTTTATGATTAGCCGGCGAACATCCCCATCAACAACAGCTTGGAGATATTCGCAGATTGCATCAATGTGCCAGTTGTCGTAAAATTTACGCCCTGGCTCAATTATTTCCCAAGATTCCCGAAGAAACTGCTTCAGAGACCTGCGCATCTTCTCCGCTCGGATCTCTGTCAATGACAGCGTGCTCAAGAACTCGTTCAATTGTGGTGAGATCATCGTTGCTCAATACAGTTATGTCAATAATTTTTCGCTCTTCAACTGTTTGATTAATTTCAACAGCTTTTAAATCCGGGACACACTTGCCCAAAAGAGTCTTAGCCGCCATGACTCTTAACTCCGGATCAGCAGAGATCTTCCCAACATGCTGCACATTTCCTGCTTCATCTTGCGCGTAGACTGGGAACATCTCTTTCCCGACCATCACTGAAGCCAGGAATCCTGCGGGATCAGTTTGGCCCATGATCCAGTTCACAAGTGCACGATGATTCCATTTGTACACACTTCTGCGAGCTGGCTGCTGATTCTTCAATGGCTCAACGCTTTTGAACCTACCATCAAAGTTTACTTGATCACTGACCTTGCCATCCCACTTCATGTGGGAGTTGTGTGGGCTATCATCAATTGGCCGCTGCACCTGTACTTTTGGCTCTGGTGCTTTGCGTGGGCGCCCACGCTTCTTTTTCACAGCTTCTGGCATGATAAATTCTCTCCCAATTGCCTTATTTCCAGTGGCAAACTGAACAATAAGGTTACTATCGCTGAAAAAGAACAAAAAGAAAAGCCCCAATCCGGGGGAGGGAGGAAATGGATTGGGGCTTAGGTAGAGAGTGTATTACAGGGAGACGTTTATCTTACCAGACAATTAACAAAAAGTAAACCTTTAATTTAAATGGTGGGCCTGGCAGGATTCGAACCTGCGACAACGCCGTTATGAGCGGCGGG